TGGTAAGCTCGTTACGTCACCGGATCATATTGCATTCTTTCAGATGGAAGGTGCCGGTAACTGGTTTCAGCTGCCTCTCAACGGCAAGACAGGAGAGCTCGTTAATCCTTTCGTCAGTGATGAGGAGCGTATGTTCTTTGAACAGGAGCTGGATGTAGACCTCAACACCAACAAGAGGAAGGATAACTTCTGGAAGACGTTCTTTGTCAAGATCGTGAAGGATCGTAACCTTATGGAGAGAGGCTATGAGTTTGACCTCTCTGACCCTATGGATAACCTGCGATGGCGTGTGGTGAAGCTGCAGGATAGTGTGGCACCTGACTGGGAGTCGAGGTATAACAGAGGCGAGTACAGGTTCGCCCTGGTAGATGAAGAATATGAAGATAAGAGAGCCAATGATGAGACTAACAAGAAGATAGAGGCTTACACATATCTTGGCAGCATACAGAACTCAGCCAAGCAGATGAAAGACTTGTTGAGCATATACTATATGGAGAAGAAGATGCTTAACCAGGTGCCAGAAGATGCGGATAGGGAGTGGCTCAAGAAAGAGCTTAAGAGGGTCATTGAAGAAGAGGTTGATTTGTTCCTTTCTATAGTCAATGATCCTTCTTCTAAGATAAAGAATTTTATTGTAGAAGCTATCAGAGCCGGAGCTATCAACAAGTCTGCGAGGAACAAATATGACATACCTGGAGAAGGTACCTCATATACTTATGACGAGCTTGTGGTATATCTTACTCAGGCTGAAGAGGTCAAGGCAGACGTGTATCTTAAGATGGTAGCTCAGATAAACATGTTACGTGAAGGTAAGTCTAAAACTAAAAAGGTAGAGAAGGATGACATTTAATGAGATGATATACGAGGCTGAGCTGTTGTATGAGAGTATAAACAGCAGTGCTGCTCCGGGTTTTACTGAAACGGAGTGGTCTACGCTGTTCACTGCTGCTCAGAGAAAGGTTGTGACAAGGATATTAAACGAAGGGCTTACCAATGGTAGCTTTAACATCTCTTCTATAGAATATCTTGTCAGGACTTTCTTTGTCACTTTCTCTTCCTCTGCATCTACCGACTCGTACTTTAAGAATACTGACGGCTCAGAAGCTGTTTACATAGATATCGGTGATGTTGAAGGGTTATCTGATGTCTTCTGGATTCTTGATGAGTATGTGACTGTTGGTTCTGAGGTTGTGAAGGTCAAGAGGATAACGTTTGATTTCTACCTTGCTAACCTCAAGAATCCTTTTAAGAAGCCTGATAAAGACAGCGTCTTTTGGTCTATACAGTATAACAACAGGATAATCATCATCACGGACGGGTCGACGATCTCTTCATATCATGCTGTTGGTGTGGTACATCCTGATGTATATCCTATAGGGTCAGAGTCACCAAAAGGTGACTGTGTCCTGAATGTCAGCCTTCATTCTCTTATAGTGGAAGAGGCTGTGCGTCTGGCTCGTCTGTCCGTCTTAGATAACGTAGGTTATCAGATGGCTTTAACCGAAAATTCTTTAAGTAGATAAATACAGAATTTAATTTAATGTTTAACTTAATTTGGAGGACAAAAATATGTTTGAAAAGTCGAAAACGATGTTATTCGTTTGTAACGTTACCAACGGGTATAATGATGGTGGTACATGCAACCCCAGCACTCTGCCTGCCGGGTCTGGTGCTTTCGTGAAGGTGCCGTCACTGGAGGTTGAGGAAGGGGCTCTTGTGTCTGGTCTCAAGTACAGGTTTATCCATAAGGATAGTAATGGGATCATAAGGTATTCACCTATCTTTACCTCTGCTAACGTCAAGAATGCTACTCTTGCATCTTATGCTGCACGTACTGAGCAGGTCACCTATGTAGGATATAATGGTTCTTCAGGGTCGTTTGATTCTGCCAACTCAACATACTATGGCATGCATATTGTGCTTGACCATACTTTTGGACTTGGTAACAACAGCCCCCTGATTCTTACCATCCCTTATAAGAGCACTGCTTCAGCTACACAGTATGAGGTATGCAACGGTCTGCATGGTGCTGCTCTTGGTGTGCTGGCACGTCAGGCTTATAAGCCTTTTATAGTTGAGAAGGTGAATTCAGGTACAGGATTAGCAACATCTGGTGGTGCATGTACTGTTGTCAAGGGAAGTAAGTATGTCACTATCGTAGAATCTGCTAGTGGTACCAATGACGCAGGTAAGTATAGTTCTGATACAGCTACCATAGCTGCCGGTGACCTGATAAGGTTTGGTGCTGCC